TAGGCCCTTGGGCCGCATAAGAAGAACCACCGGCTATGCCGGTGGGTTTCTCTTTTGAGTAAAGGATTGTGGAGTGTTTTTGGAAATGCAATGAAAATGAGGCGCAGCTTGATAATGACAGACTCAACGATCTTAATAGAAAATGGCAGATCGGATAAGCTATGAGTGGATTTGCCCCGATAACCCGATAATGGGTATTCAGGGCTTTGGAATCTAAATAGAGAAATCCTAAAGATTAACTATAAAATTTACACAGATGCTGTCAACGGATATCTTTGGCCTGATTTAACAAGTGAACAATTGTCCTGCAAATATGTAAGTGAAGCGGATGTGCTAAATGTTGTGTTGTTTAATAAACGTGCAAAATAGTGGTGTGAGGAAACTCCGGGTCTGAAAAGAAGCATGAGGGATTATGCAAATTTGTATGAACCATTGACCCTTGCGAATATGGAAAGCTGTAATACGGTTTTAATTGGTAAAAAATTAATCAGAAAGAGCGAATGGTCGTGCTTAGAAAATTGGCAAGAACCTAATTATTTTCTTTGGAGAATTTGAATACTGAAAGAATGAAAAAACTGAAGGTTTTGGATAATGAAAAGTAAGAATGATCAAAATATTCATGAAGCTGAGCTATAGAAAAAGCAGTACGGCAAATGTATCCATGCTAAGAACATTTTGTGGTTGCTGTTTATTTTTATCATGGTGTACAATATAGACAACTGCTGGATCAGCAGCTTAGAAAATATATAGAATGATTATTATCTGCCGCATAGGCAGCCTATTTTGGAAAGGTGGTTCGACTATTTTTATAAATCCATGTATAGAATCATTCACGCATTTAAAGAGGAAAAGAAAATAATGACGATTGAAAAAGTTCATGAACAGCGAATTAAGGAGAGGAGAAAAATGGAACATAACATAAATGATACAGATGACATTGTGGAAAAAATGAGATTACTGGTGGCTGATGGTACGATATGGCTGACACAAAAGGAAATAGCGGAGCTTTTTCAAACGACGAAACAAAGTATAGGCATGCATATCAGGTTCATCCTGAAGCATGGTGAATTGGATGAAAGAGTGGTGGTCAGCTATCGGCTGGCTGACCGAAAACAGGGGACGATGCAAGGGAAATTGCAAGTACGAAAGACAGCCCATTATAACTCAGACATGGTATTGGCGGTTGCGCGCCGTGTGTGCTCACCAAGGGGGAGGCAGTTCAGGAGGTATGACACAGCGGTATTAAAAGAGTATCTTGGCAGGAGATTCTGCCAAGGATAAATAACATTTGAGAGGTTGGGGCGGAACAATCCTTTGTAAGGAGTTATCCTGCTGTATCAGGGGAAATGCCAGAGTGATCTGCAGCCGGTATGGATTATGGTTCTGAAAAGGAGGATAATGAGTTTCAAAATAGCATAAGCTTCATGAGAAAATCATAGGTCTGTTGATTGGCAGACGGTCATTGCAGGATGTATTTGACGGAGGTTTCTGATGATAGAGGATATTGTCAAGTCGGATTTGAAAACGATTCTTCATTCTAAACGGGCGAATCTGTATTATCTTGAAGAATACAATTAATCTTCGATTATTACGACAAATACGTGCAATTAATATGGTTTCGTCAAAAATTCGTCAAAAAGAGTATGTGCAGAAAATGCACTTTTTTTAATTTATCCGAATAATCGTTGTATATCCTTTTTTGCTTTAATTCGCATATCTTCTGTATACGACACATACGTATTAAGCACAGTCTCTACGGAATCACCGAGCAGAGCGGCCACCGTTTTTACATCGGTTCCTGCGGCGATCAATTTTGTTGCGTAAGTATGCCGAAGACAATGGATACCACGACCCGTATAGTTTCGAACAATACGGGAGATACCGCAACTACGTCGTCTTGTAAATAGCCGGCTATCAAAATTTACCGGGTGGACCTGCAGGTATACGGCTATCTCGTCAGCAAGAGACTGCGGAATCGGAATGGTGCGATTGCTTCTGTGAGTTTTGCACGGCATGAATCCCGTTAAAACACTGGGAGATTCAGGTTTGATTCTGCCCCATTGCTTATTGATCGTAATTTCAAGATTTTCAAGGTCTACACAATCCTTTGTTAGCCCCAACATTTCTCCAACGCGCGTACCGGTTTTAGCGCAGATTGCGATTTGTAGATAGCTGGCAAACTGTAACTCTTTTCTTGATCTTGCTAATAATGTCTTTAATTCAAAATCGGTTAATACGTTCAAACTATCTGCAGATCGAATGGTTATGCACTGCAGATCCTCAGCGGGATTGATCGCAATTATTTTATAGGTCTTTTGTGCGGCGTGAAATAGCGTTTTTAAAACTATAATAGTTTTATTTTTCGTCGTGTCTTTCTGTGTGATATTGTTTAGTGCATGCCGGAGATCGGCGAACGTGATATCCGCTATTTTCTTATCATAAAGCCCGTTCCGAAGAGATTTTATATCTGTTTTATAAGATACTTCGGTCCTGTACGCGAGATGCCTGTCTGCCGCATAGATATCTATAAATTCACCGAGCGTCAGGCTTAACAAATCTCTGTCCGTGGTTACTCCGATCTTATCTATCAGCAGCTTTTTTGCCGTATCAGACATCGCCTCTGCGCGGGATGTAAATCCGCCTTTGCTTTTCTGTTTCCACTTGCCGTCCTGTTCATATGAGATAACCAGCTGCCAAGCCGGATTGCTTTTCGTGCCGCGGTTCCGGACTAAAAAATTGTAACGCATTAAAAAATCAGCTCCTTTGTTTAAAATGGGCTGATTATGCTATAATTATAGAGTAATCAGCCCGAGGTGGGTTATTACATTTTCCCGCTATCGTACGGCAATACGATAGCGGGATTTTTATGTTATAGTGAAATTATCCACTTTCATGAACCCCAATTCATTTTAAAAATTTTAGACCCTTTAATTTAATATCTGCTATCGATTTGTCATACACGATGAACATAGACTGCGAAACATCTTCCAATTTTCCGTTGTTTACATCTTCTGAAATTTTATATTTATATTCTCCAGAGTGGACATCTATAATCGTTAATACGGTTTGCCCTTTAAATTTCATTGTTGTATGAAATAATCCGGGGGCATTTATTTTATCAATATAAAATTGGCTATATACGACGTAGTCGGCATTCAGGAGTTTTCCGATATTAATTAAATCTGTTGTACTGAACGAAATATCAATCTTATTATCTAAAATATAATCATTAGCGATCTGCGCTGTTTTTTCTTCCGGTATCATGGATCCTTGCATAGCATTCACAATCAACTGCTGCTTTGATTTTAGTTTATTCAATTCATTTTTATCTTTTGTAGATTGTCTTGCACCGGACATTAAAACCGCGACATTGGGAGCCGATGCATAAGCGATATTAAATGTAAATAAAGACATGATAGTAATTAATAGTGTAATCAACAATTCTACTTTTTTCATAATTTATCTCCATTTATAAATGACGTACTCCGTAAGAAATGGACTTAAGATAAACCAATTGATATGGAATACCGAACGTACGCGCCAGATTATAAATATCTATTTCCGGATGACCGGCTATCAATTCATCAGGGAACAGCAACTCTACGGCAAACTGATTCGCTTCTTTTTCAATCTTGCAGTTAGCAATAAAAGAATTTCGATTAAAAGCATGGGTGCCGGCGTGTGGATGAAGTAGTGCATGTCCGAGTTCATGAGCACAGATGAACGGCTTGAGAAACGGATCGGCATGATCATTTATCCGTATTGTTTTGATGCGAAACAAATTACTGAAATATCCTAAATTTTTCCCGAGCTCTTCGTATAAAATATAGATGTCATTTTCCGCAGCAATATGGAACGGATTCCTCGTGTCATGTATATTCGCTATATCATTTGCGAACTTTTTTATATTCATGATGTAATCCTTTATTTACGATGTTTCTTTGGAGTAAACTTTTCTTTTGCTTTTAATTTTGCAAAGCGGAGAGCGTTTTCAAGAGATGCTTTCATGTACTCACGTGTTTCGGGATCCATCGGTTCTCCGCCGTTATACATGGCGATAGCATCCTGACTATCCATATCATTCAAGATATCGGACAGTCTTTTTTGGATGTCTTTTTCGTCTTTTTTGGTAAAGGAAAGATGAAAAGACGTGAGAGCAGACTTATCATCCTCGGTTAACCCCATCATATAAGATGGGGTAACTTGAAATAACTTAGCCAATTTTGAAATCAATGATCGTTTAGGATTAACAAGCAAGCCATGCTCATATTTGTATATAGCTGCTTTTTGCAACCCTACATATTCTGCAACTTCCTGCTGCGTTAGCTTATTCTTTTTTCTTAAAGTATAAAGGATATCTTTAAATTCCATGTGTGTCACCGCCTTTTTCGTATCTTGATTATACCATATATTTTTTTTAAAACAAGAAAAAATATCTTGACAAGACACAGAAACGGATATACAATCAAGGTATCCTAAGGAGATACTTAAAGAAAGCGGGGTGAAAAAATGAATAAACTATTGATGAGGGCCGAAATGATGAAATACGGAGATAGTCAAAAAGATTTAGCGACTGCCTTAGGGATAAGCCTATCCCGATTAAATCTAAAAATCAACGGTGGGGCAGATTTTCGACAAGCAGAAATACTTTTCATAAAAGATAGGTATAAATTAAAGCCTGAAGAAATAGACGCTATTTTTTTTGACGAAATAGTATCCTAAAAAGATACTAATGGTTTTCCAGAAAGTGAGGTAAAGAAGAAAATGAAGATCGAATGCACTGTTGAAGAGTTTAAGAAACTCACAAAAAAAGAGCCCCGCGGCAACGGAGCTCTGAAGGTTCGTACAACTATGAATCTTCTTACTTGTAGTCGATTGATCCGACAGCACATGCAAGAACAGAATCATAGCGGACAAACAAAAACGGGAGTTTGGTAGGCTCATTCCCGATTACAACTGTGGCGTTTTGCAGTAAAAAGAAAGGCTCGCTCCCGCATAGAACGTGTTTCTTTGGCTGCGTAGATTCGGGCTTGCCGAAACACGCACGTAAAAAAGCTCTGGGTGCTTCTGTCTCAGGTGTCACTGGATCGTCGCTAAAAACAGGTGTACCAAAAATAGTACCAGTAGCCGTTAACAGAATTAATTGATTCTGAGTGAGATCTCCGGCCTGCGTAGTAACTGCCAATGCGCCCACTAAGGATCTAATATTCATCGCATTCACCTCCTCTCTAAAACAATTATAGAGAGGCGTGCGGAGTAAAGCAAAAAAATCACATTAATTTCTTCTCTCCGCTGAGCCGCCCGTAAACAGCAGGTTGTTATTGCTATATCCATTGTGAACTGTGTTATGCTCGACAACTAATAATCCGGGAGGCTCACCGGGGAGAAGAACAAAGAAAAAAGGAGGTGATCAAAATGGAAATCGCGCTGCTATCAAAAGAAGAAGCACGGCGGCTGCTCAAAATTTCCCGGTCGACATTTTGGCGGCTGGAGAAGAAAGATATCATCCGGCCGGTGCAATCGCTTCTACCGACGCGGCGATACAGACTCGCCGATATTGAAAAACTGGTAATGAGATAAGGAGGAATCAACATGATTGACAGAATGATGAATTGGCTATGGTTGTTCGTGTTTATCACGATGATTATCGCAGTCGTGGAGAAGCTGTCATGCGTACGTTTTTAATCGCATTTACGGCAGTTGTTCTCTTAGCCGGCTACGCAGTACAGCCTCCGGAAAAGACGGTACCGTATAAAGTAACACTCCGAAGCGGTGGGAACGTCTGGGATGCCTGCGCGAAAATCGCAAGCAGCAAAGACGATGTGCGGGAAGTGGTCTACAACGCACTGAAAGAAAATCACATCAGCAACCCAGGCAATGTTCAGCCGGGGACGGAATTAGTTATTCGAGTAAAGGAGTTGAGGTAAAAATGGCGTGTAGGGGAGATGTCGATACCGAAGATGTAGATATGGTAGCACAAGTGGCCCGTAGCGGGGAGTTCATACTGTGCGGTTATCTTAAAAACTTCGAACGCAGCATGTCTAGTGATCAGAAAGAAAAAGTGATTGCAGCTATGGATTTCTTTGAAACGTTAGCTAATCACTTAGAGACATTAACGGTCGCTGTTGAAGACATGAATTATAGAGAGGAGATGTATGAATGCGGAGAAGACTATTAACTATTTTATTCACATTGTTAGCGCCCTTCGCGGCGCATGCGGAATGGCTCATCACGGAGTGCAGCGCTTATACGCCTTACGACTGCGGTACTATCACCGCGACAGGCGAAACTGTCCACGTAGGCGGAGTAGCTTGCAACTTTCTGCCGTTCGGTACAGTCGTCGTTATTGACGGCGTGGAATACGTAGTCAATGACCGCTGCGGCATAGATAATTGCATAGATATTTTCATGGAAAGCTATGAAGACGCTATCCAGTTCGGAAGACAGTACAAGGAGGTTTATATCAAGAGATGAATCCGATTATGCAACCAATCATTAATAAGTACGTTGTGCTGTATGTGGCGCACCCTTTCGGTGGAGATTTAGATAATGTTTCCCGCGCGGAAATTCAACTGTCAAAACTGCAAAAATTGTTGCCCCGGCATACCTTAGTATCGCCAATCCACAACTGGGGATATCTGGATTATGAGATGACGAATCAGGTAGCGGCAATCAGCGACTGCGTAAACCTGCTTCTCCGGTGTGACGCTCTCGTATTAACAGGTCTTTGGAATGATTCAGCGGGTTGCCGGGCAGAGTATATTGCGGCAAAAGTAAAAGGCTTACCGATTTTCACTTTCGACGGTGACGATCTGCAACGCATATAAAAGGAGGTAATTACATTGTTTAAATGCACAGGATGCCCGCATTACGGATACTGCATACCCGACGATTGCGAGGACATGAAAAAGACCCATGAACAGCAGCCACTGGTCAAGGGTCAAAGAAGAAAAACTTCTGTCTCAAGGATACTACAAAGAAAGCGAAAAGACAATGGACTACAAAACTTTTATTGACTCAAAAAGCCGAATAACCGAAAGTCACGGGTTTGAAATATCCGCAGAAAATCTTCATCCTAACCTGTTTGATTTTCAACGGGATATCGTCCGATGGGCACTTGCTAAGGGCCGCGCCGCTATATTTGCTGACTGTGGGCTCGGAAAAACTCTGATGCAGCTTTCGTGGGCATATGAGGTGACGCGGCATACAGGAAAACCTGTCTTGATCTTGGCCCCGCTTGCCGTCTCTGCGCAAACGGTGTCCGAAGGGCAGCGCTTCGGGATCCCTGTTCACCTTTGCGAAAAAGTAGAAGATGTAATGCCGGGAATCAATATCACAAATTATGAAAAACTGGATCGCTTTGATACATCCGTTTTTGCCGGTGTAGTGCTGGATGAGTCGTCTATCTTGAAATCGTTTACCGGCAAAGTCCAAAATCAACTGATCGAGTCATTCAGCCGTACGCCGTATCGGTTAGCATGTACAGCTACGCCCGCGCCGAATGACTTCATGGAACTTGGCAATCATTCTGAATTTTTAGGGGTTATGTCACGGACGGAGATGTTGTCTATGTACTTCGTTCACGACAGCGGGGAAACGTCTAAGTGGCGGCTCAAAGGCCATGCTGAAACCAGCTTCTGGCGATGGATGGCCAGCTGGGCTGCCGTTCTGGATAACCCGGCAAGTTTAGGCTATGAAGACGAAGGCTACACGCTCCCAGAGATCCGCATGCACGAAATCGTTGTTGACGGCGATGCCCCGGTAACCGAAAAACTAACTTTGACGCAAAGGCGGTCCGCTCGGAAAGAATCACTGCAAGACCGCTGCCAAGCGGCAGCGGAACTGGTCAATAACAGCACGGAGCAGTGGCTCGTATGGTGTGATCTCAACGCGGAATCGGAAGAACTTCACCGGGTGTGCAATCTGTCACAGGAAGTAAAAGGCGCAGATAAAGCTACGCATAAAATAAACGCTATGACAGGTTTTTCTGTGGGGCTGCTGAAATGTCTAATCACAAAACCGAGCATCGCAGGTTTCGGGATGAACTGGCAAAACTGCCGCAATGTCATTTTTGTAGGGCTATCCGACAGCTATGAACAATTTTATCAAGCGGTAAGACGATGCTGGCGATTCGGGCAAAAGAAAGCGGTGGATGTGTACATCATCATCTCCGCGAAAGAAGGCTGTGTGAAAGAGAACATCGAACGCAAAGAAGCAGACAGCCGTAAAATGCGAGACGCCATGATTACACTGACAAAGCAGGCCGTCAAGGAAGAACTAAAAGCAACCTGCCGCGTTATGGCAAAATACGAGCCCAGCGTCGATATGATTTTACCAAAATGGACAGAGATGGAGGTGGCGTAACCCTTGAAAGTAATTGATCAATATGTATCAAACAGAGTATCCCTGTACAACGGCGACTCTATAGAAATACTTAAGGGCTTGCCGGATCACTGCATACATTATGCGATATTTTCTCCGCCGTTCAGCAGCTTATATACGTATAGCAACAGCGACCGTGACCTGGGCAACAGCACGGGAGATGATCAGTTCTACCAGCATTTTCTTTTTCTAGTAAAAGAACTGGCACGGGTCATCATGCCTGGGCGGCTGGTGTCCGTGCACTGCATGGATATACCGAAAATGAAAAGCCGAGATGGCGTTATCGGGCTTAAGGATTTTCCCGGAGAGCTAATTCGGGAATTTGAAAATGCGGGCTTTATCTACCATAGCCGCGTCGTCGTCTGGAAAGACCCATTAGTAGAGGCTACCCGGACAAAAGCACTGGGGCTTATGCATAAACAGCTGTGTAAAGACTCCGCGATGTGCCGAATGGGGCTGCCGGATTATGTATTGACTTTCCGGTTACCGGGGGACAATCCGGAACCGGTCAGCCATGAAAATGGGCTTAGCCGATTCTATGGCGATGCTGAACCGGAAGGTATAAAAGGTGCAAGGCCAGAACCGGACGCAGATCTAGTAGCTAAGAAAGAAAAGTATAATACCGAACCCGTTTATAGCCATCAAGTATGGCGGCGGTATGCGTCTCCGGTGTGGATGGATATCCGGCAGAGCAACACGCTAAACCGAACCGCCGCCAGAGATGAAAAAGATGAACGCCATATCTGTCCGCTACAGCTGGATTTAATAGCCCGCTGTCTGGAACTCTGGACAAATCCGAACGACATTGTTTTAGATCCGTTTGCCGGTATCGGCAGTGTTCCCATCGTAGCTTTACAGATGGGGCGCCGGACTATGGGCTTTGAATTAAAAGAATCTTATTTTAAGCAGGCAGTGCTTAACTGCCAGAAAGAGGAAAATCATGATGACAGTAACATTTGAAGGATCCGCCGCCGAAGTACTTAGCGAAATGCAGGTGTTTTTGAAAAACTCGGTAACACCAAAAGGGAGCACCGTAGAAGTTACACCGGAAAAAGTAACTCTTGCATGTACTGCGGCACCGCAGATCAGCAAGGTTAAAATACCCGATTCGGCACCTAAGACAGCTAAAGCCCCCACTGTCCCAGTAGCCCCGGCTAAAGAATACACACAGGCCGAAATTCTTGCAGCCTGCGGACCGCTGATGGACGCAGGGAAAGTACCGGAACTGACTCAGATTATTCAAGAGTTCGGAGTAGCTTCCATGATGGAAATTCCACAGGAAAAGTACGGAGAATTGGCGGTTAAACTTCGTGCTCTAGGAGCTAAATTATGACGCAACACGCCCTGTTAAGCGCTTCCGGAGCGCATAAATGGCTCGTATGCACGGCATCCGCGAGGCTGGAAGCAGAGTTTCCTGACACAACCAGTGAATTTGCCCGCGAAGGAACGCTGGCACACTCGATCGCCGAACTGAAATTACGGCGGTATGCTATCGAGCCGATGAGCCCCGCCACTTTTACCCGGCGGATGAATAAACTGAAAAAAGATCCCTTATATCAAAAAGAAATGGATGGCTATACGGAGGAATATCTGGATTGCATTAAGCAGATCATGCTGGCTTATGACACAAAGCCCTACGTAATAGCTGAGAAAAAAGTTGATTTCAGCCAGTTCGTTCCGAAAGGCTTCGGCACTGCCGACTGCCTAATCATGACACCAGACGCCTTGCATGTTGTAGATTTCAAATACGGTAAAGGTGTACCGGTAGACGCCAAAGACAACCCGCAGCTGAAGCTATACGCTCTGGGAGCTCTGTCCGAATACGGGCTGCTGTATCAGTTTAAAACAATTCACATTCACATCGTACAGCCGCGGCTGAAAATCTTAGGAACAGATACATTCTCACGAACTGCGCTCACGGAATGGGGTAACTCCGTCGTAAAACCGAAAGCCAAAGAGGCGTTTGACGGCCCGGGGGAATTTCATCCCGGAGATCACTGCCGATTCTGTCGAGCAAGGGCGCAATGTAAAGCAAGATCCGAGTATTACGCCGCTTTAGCAGAAACGGCCAAAGAAAACGCCAATCCCGCGTTAATTACAATGGCTGAATTAGGGGAATACCTCAAGAAAGCCGGGGCGCTCAAAAAATGGGCAGAAGATCTACAGGCTTATGCGTTATCCAGCTGCCTTTCTGGTAAAACAGTACCGGGATGGAAAGCCGTAGAAGGTCGCGGCAGCCGCGTATTCACGAGTACCGATGAGGCGTTTAAAGTCCTCACGGACAATGGGATTGATGAGTCCCTGCTGTACAGTCGTGTACCGGCTACTTTGGCACAGACAGAAAAAATCGTAGGCAAAAAAGTATTCGAAACTCTACTCAGTAAGTATGTAATTAAAAACCCCGGAAAGCCGACACTGGCACCGGAATCAGACAAACGAGAAGCAATCAGCAATGTGGTATCTGCAAAAGATATATTTAAACCTGTAGGAGGTAACTAATCATGGAAAACACAAACATCGTATTAAGAAATGTCAGACTCAGCTATGTACACATTTTAAAAGCCTATGCACGGATACCCGGCGCCGAGGCGAAGTACCAAACGACAATTCTCGTACCGAAAACGGACATTGCGGCAAAAGCGGAAATTGACCGTGCTATCGAAGCCGCTAAAGCAAACGGAATTACCAGTAAATGGAACGGCGTAGCCCCGGCTATCGTCGCTACCCCAGTACATGACGGAGATGGACTTACCCAAAATGGCGCCGAATACGGCCCTGAATGTAAAGGCCATTGGGTATTCACTGCGTCAAGTGCCGCCGATAAGCCCGTAGAGGTAGTAGACGCCAATTTAAATCCGATTATTTCACCGACACAGATCTACAGTGGTATCTACGCTAATATCTCCGTTAATTTCTTCCCGTATAACTTTCAAGGTAAAAAAGGCATCGGCTGTGGGCTCGGCCCCGTGCAGAAAGTTGCCGACGGCGAACCTTTAGGCGGACAGGCGCCGACTGCTAAATCCGTATTTACCGCTGCGCAGCCTTCTGCCGTGCAGAAAGTGAATCCATTAACCGGGCAGCCGATGTAAATAGTGGAGGCCCTTAACCGGGCCTCTTTCATTATTATCTGAAAGGCTCATTATGAAACACCTCAGTATAGACATTGAAACTTTTTCAGACGTAGATATTAAAAAATCCGGTCTGTTTAAATACTGCGAGTCCCCCGTCTTTGAATTATTGCTTTTTGCATATGCCTACGACTTCGGAGATGTCCATGTCGTGGATCTGGCACAAGGAGAGAAAATCCCAGATTCTGTTATATCCGATCTGAATAATCCCGAGGTTATCAAACACGCATATAACGCGTCATTTGAAATCACAGGGCTCAACCGCTACGGATATGCTACTTCCCCGGAGCAGTGGCGCTGTACAATGCTTCACGGTTTATATCTTGGCTATCCGGCGGGGCTGGCTTTCTTAGGTGCTGCGTTAGGTATTCCCGAGGACAAACGGAAATTATCCACCGGCAAAGCACTTATCCGTTATTTCTGCGTACCTTGTAAACCGACAAAACGAAATGGGGGGCGAACCCGCAACTTACCGAAACACGATATAGATAAGTGGCATTTATTCAAAGAATACAACGCGCAGGATGTAGTTACCGAAATGGAAGATTACCGACGGCTATCTGCCTACCCCGTACCGGGCTGGGTACAGGATGACTGGGTCATCGATTACGAACTAAATCGACGAGGCATTCAGCTTGACATGGATCTAGTTCGAGGAGCTCTGGCCATCGACGATCAACATAAGACAGAACTCGTGGAAAAAGCCATACAAATAACCGGACTTACCAATCCGAACAGTCGCAATCAGCTACTCACGTGGATTAACGATAACTCCGACCTGAAATTGGAAAAACTTACAAAAGAAACCGTGGCCGAGAGCCTGCAGATTGCAGAGGATCAAGTGGCCGAAGTACTGCATATCCGACGGGCTTTAGCAAAAAGCAGTATTTCTAAATATGAATCTATGAAGAATGCTGTGTGCGCTGACGGACGTATCCGCGGCGTGCTGCAGTTCTACGGGGCTAACCGAACAGGGCGTTGGGCAGGGCGGCTGGTGCAAGTGCAGAATTTACCGCATGACGTGCCCGTGGCTATGGATACGGCCATCAGATTAGTTAAAAACGGAAATGCCCGCGGTGTCAAGCTTATGTACGGCCATATATCAACTTCTTTATCTCATTTGATCCGTGCGGCTTTCGTCGCTCCGGAGGGGAGCTTACTCTGCGTATCGGACTTTTCTGCTATCGAGGCGCGCGTGTTGTCGTGGCTCGCTGATGAGAAATGGCGGCAGGATGTTTTCGCAAAAGGCGGAGATATCTATTGCGCTTCTGCGTCCAGCATGTTCGGCGTACCCGTCGAAAAACACGGCGTTAACGGACACTTGCGGCAGAAAGGCAAAGTGGCAGAACTAGCGCTGGGTTATCAAGGGGGGCCTCCGGCTCTTATTACAATGGGCGCTCTGAAGCAGGGACTTACCGAAGACGAACTGCCGGATATTGTTCACCGATGGCGCGGAGCTAATCCGCGCATCTGCGGCCTCTGGTATGACGTAGACGGTGCGGCGCTTTCTGTCATGTCCGACGCCTGCCCTGTAGGTCTTCCGCACGGGATACTTATTTCGCGAGAATGTAATCTTCTATACGGGTATGACTACTTGACGATACAGCTGCCAAGCGGACGGAAATTATACTATCCGCAGCCGTATATCAACGAAAATCAATTTGGTAAGCCCGCATTACATTACCGAGTACAGGCAGGAATCAAGTGGAGCCACACATCAACCTATGGCGGTAAGCTAGTAGAGAACATTACGCAAGCAATCGCGCGGGACTGTTTAGCGCTGGCAATCAACCGACTCGTAAAAGCCGGATACAAACCGCTTATGCATATTCATGATGAAGTGGTACTCGAAGTACCGAAAGATAAGATTCATGAAGATGAAATAGATAGGATTAACCAAATTATGTGTGCACCGATACCGTGGGCGCCGGGGCTGCTGCTTAACGCTGACGGCTTCATAAGCCCGTACTATACAAAAGACTGAAAGGGGGGGGGAGTACTTGAATTACGACAGAAAACTGACTATCAGCATCGGAAACAGCCGCATGTCTAAACAATGGACAGCGGCAGAGTGCATGTGGTCGGAATTTATCGAAAAGCTACGCACGCCGCAGCGAACAGCCGAGCTATACGAAGAATATCTCCGGATGGGCAAAGCACAGCAAGGGGCGCTGAAAGATATAGGTGGTTTTGTAGGGGGCGCATTAAAAGGACCGCAGCGTAAAGCATCGGCAATTACCGGTCGTGATCTGGTTACATTAGATCTGGACAACATCGCAACCGGAGAAACGGATAACGTTATCCGCCGGGTAAACAGCTTAGGAATCGGATATGCCATTTATTCTACACGGTCTCATGCGCCTTACCGTCCACGACTCCGGGTAATTATACCGCTGGATAGGACAGTAACCGCTGATGAGTATGAACCTATCGCACGGAAACTGGCCAGCTTGATCGGAATAGAACTTTGCGATCCGACGACCTTTGAAGCATCACGGCTTATGTACTGGCCCGGATGCAGCAAGGACAGCGAATACGTATTTGATTATGCTGACGCGCCATTTGTCAGTTCTGCTGGAATTTTAGGGCAGTACGAGGACTGGCATGACGTGAGAACATGGCCGCAGGTACCGGGGAAAGAACTGAAAGCAAAGATACTGCTATCTAAGCAGGCAGACCCGACAAAGAAACAGGGAATCGTCGGCTCATTTTGCCGTACGTACGATATCCGAGGCGCCATACAAGCCTATATTCCGAACGCATACACAGAAACAGACCATACCGACAGATTGACATATACCGGCGGAACAACCGTAGCCGGGGCAGTGTTGTACGACGATGACAAGTTCCTGTACAGCCATCATGCTACAGATCCTTGCAGCGGGCAGCTGGTTAACGCTTTTGATCTTATCCGAATACATAAGTTCGGCAGCAATGACGATAATGTCAAAGAGAATACGCCAATTAGTCAAATCCCGTCATATCGGGCGATGAAGAAGCTGGCCATGCAAGACAGCGCTGTCATGACAGATCTCAACATGACTGCTGCGGTTCATGCGTCAGATGTGTTTTCTTCAGACGCAGGCAGTAACGACCAAAAACCGTCTGACTGTGTCAACTGGATGCAAGAGGCGAAACTGGCATATGACGACAACACCGGACGCCCGAAAAAAACGATGGACAACATTATCCGAATTTTAAACCACGACCCGGAACTGGCAGGGAAAATCGCCATCGATGAGTTCTCTACCCGGGGGCTGGCGCTGGACAGCTTACCGTGGAATACCAGCGACCTGAAACGTCAGTGGACAGACACAGACGACGCGGGGATCGCATGGTACTTGGAAGATAGATATGGTATTACAGGACGCGACAAAATCAGCGGAGCCCTTATGCTCGTATCAGATCAGCAACGGTTTAACGATGTCAAGGATTATCTTCTTAGCGTGTCCTGGGATGGTGCTTATCGACTTGATACGGCCTTCCATGACTACTTAGGCAGTAAAGATACTCCGTACACCCGCGGGGCGGCCAGAAAGTCCTTTACGGCAGCTGTAGCCCGTGTCATGACGCCCGGGTGTAAGTATGACTACGTTCCGGTATTTATCGGGCCACAAGGGATAGGGAAAACCACGTTTTTGAGGACAATCGGAAAAGGCTGGCACAGCGACAGTCTGCAGAGTTTTCACGGGAAAGAAGCAGCGGAACTTATACAAGGTATATGGATCAACGAAATCGGAGAAATGACAGGATACAGCAAATCTGGGGACAACGAAATCAAGCAATTTCTTTCCCGCTGTGATGACGTATACCGGCAGCCCTACGGCCGGCACACGGGAAGATACCCCCGAAAAGGTGTATTTTTCGGTACATGTAACGACCATGATTTTCTGAAAGATCCTACTGGGAGCCGTCGATTCTGGCCGATTGACGTAGGCGTCGAACCAGTAACGAAAAGCATATGGCAGGATCTACCAGATGAAGTAGATCAGCTGTGGGCAGAAGCCGTGATGCGGTGGAAACAGCATGAACCGATATACTTTGAAGATCCCGCCATAGAAGCAATGGCTAAGCAGGAACAAGACAGACACCGCGAAGACAGCGCAAAAGATGGCCTGATTCAGGACTTTCTGGATCGGTTAATTCCAATAGAATATGATTCCATGTCACTGGCAGCCCGGAGGATGTACTGGTCCGGCAACGCCACGGGGATCACTGGCACAAAGCTGCGAGATAAGACTTGCGCGCTGGAGATCTGGTGCGAGTGCCTCGGCGGCGAGCCCCGCAGCATGAAACGGGCAGACGCCCGGGAAATCAATCAAGTATTATGCCAACTTCCGGAATGGAAGAGAAATGTATCCCGGAGGCGGTATGGATATTGTGGAACACAGCGAGGCTTTGAAAGAATAACTATTCATGATAAGGGATAAATATTCTTAATAAACTGTTAATGTACTGTGAACATTCAATGTGCACATTCAGGATCTTGTTGAGAATAAAACACAGTCTAATTGAGAACTAAAGAGGATTTTAAGAAATCCCAAAGAAGATTTTAACCATTAGGCTATACCTAAAACGTGAACATTAAAAAAGTTTGTTCACGCCTAAAGTTCACGGCAGTTAAACGACTATATCTATCTAAACTAACTAACGTGAACAACGTGAACATAGTTATGAAGAGTTTAGAAAAACAAGGAGTATTGAACAAGGTGTACGGTAATTGTGCCTTACGCGCCAAAAATAAAAATAAAATGTTGACCCCTGCGCGCGTGCGAATAAAAATTTTATATACATATATAGGCGAACACAAAAAGTATTTTCATGCAAGGAGGGTAAATCATGCAAGTAGTTAAACATTCGGAAAGAGATGCTGAAAAGTTATTAGTTAGCAAGATTAAAAAACTGGGTGGCAGGGCCTATAAATTTACGTCACCCGGCAGCGCCGGGGTACCCGACAGGATTATTATTCTCCCGGGAGGGTACGTAGAATTTGTAGAAATGAAATCTGAAACGGGGATGCTTAGTGTTCTTCAGAAGATATGCATATCGCATTTAAGATCGTTGGGGTGCCATGTTGAAGTGTTATACGGGGCGAAAGACGTAGACACTTATGTAACTCGCGTGAAGAAAATGATAAAAAACGGAGGCGCAGTATGAATTTTGTGCCGCATCAGTACCAGCAGTACTGCATGAATCGAATTGTGCAAGATCCAGCTGTCGGGCTATTTCTTGATATGGGTCTTGGAAAAACGATTATCACGTTGTCCGCGATTAACGAATTAAAGTACGGGCGGTTTCAGGTAAAGAAGGTATTGATTATAGCCCCGAAAAAGGTAGCCGAGGCAACGTGGCAGCGCGAGGCGGCAAAATGGGATAACGTAAGCCATTTAAGGATTTCCACTGTACTCGGCAGCACATCTAAACGTATTCGGGCATTACATACGCCGGCGGATGTTTATATTATTAATCGGGAAAATGTGGTGTGGCTGGTGGATTACTATAAAAACGACTGGCCTTTTGACATGGTGGTAGCCGATGAAATGAGTAGCTTCAAAAACCATCGTGCAAAGCGATTTAAGGCCTTAGCGGCTATCAGGAGTCATATTACTCGTTTGGTGGGCTTGACAGGCACTCCTAGCCCGAATGGGTTATCAGATTTATGGAGTCAGGTGTATCTTTTGGATCAAGGTGAACGATTGGGTAAATATTTTACACATTTCCGGGAACGATACTTTGAGCCCGGGCGGCGGTGCCGCGAAGTGGTGTACTCATACGATCCGAAAGAAGGAGCCGAAAAAGCAATTATGGATGCCATTTCCGATATCTGTGTGTCGATGAAGTCAGAAGATTATCTAGAGTTGCCGGAAATTGTTTATCACGATGTTCCGGTAGCCCTTAGCGCCAAAGCACAAAGAGATTATAACGAGCTGGAGAAAAAAATGGTTTTAGATTTAGGCGATGACCACGTACTTGATGTTACCAGTGCGGCAGCACTGTCCAATAAACTGCAGCAGCTGGCTAATGGAGCTGTATACACAGACGATGGCGGATGGCAAGAGATTCATAATGATAAGATAGAGGCCTTTATGGAGTTGATAGAACAGCTTAACGGGAAGCATGCGATCGTGTTTTATAACTTCCGGCATGACTTAGATCGTCTAAGAGCCGCATTGCAGAAAACCAATTTACATGTACGTCAATTACAGACGTCAGCGGACGAGCTGGATTGGAACGCGGGCAAGGTGGATATTTTACTGGCCCACCCCGCTAGTACGGCTTACGGTTTAAATCTTCAGGACGGCGGAAACCATGTTGTTTGGTTTGGGCTAAATTGGTCTCTGGAATTATATCAGCAGGCTAATAAGCGATTACATAGGCAAGGTCAAAAAAATAGAGTCATTGTTCATCAGTTGATCTGTGAGGGTACTCGTGATGAGGATTTGGCTAGGGCGTTACTCATGAAAGATGCGGCGCAGCAGTACGTAATGGATAGCTTGAAAGCCAGAGTAGATAAGTATAGGAGGCAACAATGACAGAGATTTTGATTTTCGTAATTGGTGCTTGGATTGGTTCTATCGTCGGTGTCGTAACAGTAGCGTTGTGCGCCGCGGCAGGCAGGAGGAGAAATGACGGTTAAAGAATTTTTACGGTCAGTCAGAGAGCAGGACAGCTTGTTACGTGCATATGAGCAGGAGTTAGAGAATTTAAGGCGCAGAGCGTATAACATCTCAAGTCCGAAACTTGGCGATAAAATACAATCAAATCATTTAGCTACTCTTGATGAGATCGTCGATAAGTTGGATTCACAAATTGAAAAAGTAAATGCCGCATGGGATGAGCTGATTGACAAGAGAGATAAAGCTAAAGCACTGATCGACAAAGTAGAAGACGAGAGCGGCAGATGTGTATTGTATCGGTATTACATATTGATTCAGACGTGGGAGCAGATAGCCGTGGATATGAATTATACAATCAGGTGGGTTTATAAGCTGCACGGAAGATCTTTGCAAATTTTAGAAAAAGAGTTCACTAAAATTCATTATAATTCACTATAAGACGTGTTATTATGGTAAAGGGAAATTTAAGGATGAACCTCCTTTCCGCAAAAAGCACACGTCAGGGATTGGCGCGTGCTTTTTGTTTGTAAAAAAAATATAAAAACGCTTGACAATACATAAGAAAAGATGTATAATAAATACAGAAAGGAGGTGAGAATGCGGATATGAATAATAAAATAAGCCTTGTAACAGCAATAATCAATTTGATAACAGCGATTATATTGCTTTACAAGGCTCAATGACCGAAGAGGGTGGAACACCCACCCTCCACCCTCTGGGTGGTTCATTCATAATATATCATATTCGCAAAAGCTATGCAAAAATTAACATTATGGATTTCTGTTATGGCGTTGCTGGTTTCGTTGATGGCATTAGCAAAGGCGGCTGGGATGTAATGAAATTAATTGAAAAGGTTATGACAACAGCGGAAGCGGCAGAATTGTGGAACATACCTGTTGTAACAATAAAACAGGCGTGTTCCGGTCAAAGAGGGTATCCACCGCGGTTTACGAGTGAAGAGTGCCGCAAGTCGGGGCACATTTGGCTTGTAACCCGTGCGGGGATGGAACGGGTTTATGGAAAGATTTAATCAAAGCACAATAAAAAAATGCCTTGCAGCCGTTCAGAAATGGGCGGCTTTTGTATTTCCGGCGGTGAACTGCCCGACGGGGGCAACATGAGAAGAGCATTGCGAGAATGCGGACATCCCGGATGCCACGCATTAACGAGAGAAAACTATTGTGATAAGCATAAACAATTGCACATAAGAAATCCGAAAGAGTTTGAGCGGGAGTCACCGACTAAACGGGGATACAATTACAAGTGGACGAAGGCACGTAAAGTATTTCTGGCGCAGCATCCCTTCTGTGAGTGTCCAGAGTGCAAAGCATCAGGACATCCGCTGCCGGCTAATGTTGTCGACCATATCATCCCGCACAGAGGCAATCAGGATTTGTTTTGGGATGAAAGCAACTGGCAAGCAATGAACAAGAGTTGTCACGATAAGAAAACAGCGAGAGAAAACGGCGGATTCGGAAATAAAATTAAAGCTTGACAGACCACCCCCGGGTCAAAAATGTTTTGACCGGATGCGACAGTACCGTGTGCCTCCTCTTTTGTGAAAAAAGTTCGGGAAATGGACCTTACATTAAACTCATGCGATGAAATGTCATTTATGCGGAAACAGCAACATTAAAAAGAAAGGAGGGATAACATGGCTGGGCGTCCGGCAAAACCTATTGATTTACATATAGTTTCAGGCAATCCAAGTCACTTAACAAAGGCTGAAATTGAACACAGAAAAAAATCAGAAATACATCTGGGCGAGCAGAAATTAGTATGCCCGGCTTATGTGAAAACGAATAAAGAAGCGTATAAAAAATGGAAAGAAATCAAGAAACTTTATACTGGTTTCAAATTTGTTTCATCGGCGGATATCGGAGTGATTGCGAGATACTGTATGGCGTTTGCACAGTATATAGATTTGATAGAGCGCCGGGACAGGATCGCTCGAATAGAATTAACAGGTGAAGAAACGACGGCAACGCAGGAAATTCTTGAAGCAGAATACAGTCAACGAAAAGCCGCCAAACTCTATGAAAAAATAGAGTATATCTTATCTACTGGCGGCATTATGGCGATGGACAAAGCGATCAATGCGAAAATGGCGGCACTCGTACAAATGGAAGACAGATTATTCTTGTCACCGCTTGCAAAAGTAAAGAATGTACCGAAAGAGCCAGAAAAGAAAGAAGAAGACCCGCTAAGTAAAAGGGGCTTTGATGTATGACGCTGAAACAAGAGCTGATCAGGTACAGCAGGAAATGCATAAAAGACAAAACGCATATATGCCAAAAACATCGCTGGGCATGTATGCGTTTTTTGCGGGATATAGAAATGGCGGGTACAAAGAAATTTCCGTATGTATTTGATGAAAAAAGAGCAGAGAGATTCTTTGCATGGGCCGCGATGCATAAGCACACAAAAGGAATCTTAGCTGGGCAGCCCATTATTTTTGAGCCTATCCGGCGGTTTATTTTCGGAAATATCTACGGATGGGTCAATAAAGATACGGGGCTCCGGCGTTTTAAAAAAGCGTATTGGCAGGTTGGGAGGAAAAATGCGAAATCACAATCACTCGCCATAGTCGGTGACTATGAAATGATGGCCATGGGGGAGCCGATGTCAGAAGTCTACGTTGGGGCTACGAAAAGCATCCAGTCAAAAATCATCTACAATGAAATTCTGGCGATGCTTAGGCGATGGCCAGAGATGAAAGGAAAGTGGAAAGAAAGCTATGGTACCATTCGACACCTGAAAAGCGATTCAATTATCCGGGCGCTGTCAAAAGATGACGGAAAGACCGGAGACGGTCTCAATCCGCAGTGCGGGCTGATTGACGAGTATCATGCACATCCGACATCAGAAATATTAGATGTTATCAATACAGGCATGATGGCCAGAAAACAGCCGCTGTTGTTTATCATCACTACCGCCGGTACGAACTTCGGGGGGCCGTGTTACAGAGTAGAATATCCGCTGGTAGAAAAGATCCTCAATCCGGACATCGATTATGACGTACCGGATTATTTCTGTATGGTTAATGAACTGGACAAAGATAAAGAAGGAAACCTGATCGATGATGTCAAAGATGAAAAATGTTGGATAAAAGCAAACCCGATTGTGGCGACATATCCGGAGGGCATTGCGAATATAAGGAGCGCGTTGAAAGTGGCAGTTGAGACACCAGAAAAAATGTCATCATTTCTCACGAAAAACATGAACATCTGGAATCAGCAATCCGGGGCATCTTATATGGATATGGGGAAATGGAACACTCGGGGGCGGATAGAAAGCTACGATTTATACGGACTGGACGCATATGTCGGTATGGACTTATCAAGCAAAGTCGATTTGACGTCGATCGGACTGGTTATTCCGGTCAAAGAGGATGGCGGGACGAAGTACATCGTTATTGGTCACAGCTTTATTCCGGAAGAAACGCTGCAGAGAAAGATAAAAACAGACAGAGTGCCGTATGACTACTATGCTCATGGTGGCTGGCTGACAGTCAATTCGGGAGAAGTAGTCGATTATCGCTACATGACAAAATGGATGATAGAAACGGCGGAAGAATTGGGACTGAACATTAAAGAAATCTGCTATGACCCGTATAATGCGACGTATTATGCGCAGGAACTTGAAAAACTGGAGTATACATGCGTAGAAGTCCGGCAGGGCATGATGACGCTATCGGAACCGACAAAATCGTTTAGAGAAAATGCGTATCAAGGAAACATCCTGCATTTTGAAAATCCGCTGCTTGACTGGGCAATCAGCAATGCAGTCACTAAAAAAGACCAGAACGAAAATATCATGCTTGATAAAGAAAAATCAACAAACAGAATTGACCCGATAGCATCAGTAATCAATGCATTTACACGTGCGCGGATTACCGAAGAAGATGACATGAGTGACTACATTTTGAGTGATGATTTCAGTCTATAAGGAGGACATGTGAAAAAGATACTATATGTGATTGATGATATTTTCCTGTTCGTCGGGTGTATTTTGATGATTGTCGGCGGCGTATTGATATCTCCAGTGGTCGCGGTATATACCGCGGCTATAGAGTGCCTGATTTTGGCATTTATATTTGCCAGAGCGCAGAGAGGCGGTGGTAAATAATGCTTTTAAGACAGCTTTTTTCAAACCCGACGGACTCGGGTACGCTGCTTAGCCCTGCAGACTGGCTCATATCCGCCATTAACGGTGACGGCGTAACGGCGGCAACGGCAAGTAAAAACAGCAACATTTATACGTGCGTCAACATTTTAGCCGACGACATCGGCAAACTGCCGATCCACACGTTCAGGACCGGCGGGAAAAAGACGGAAGGGATGAAACATCCCGTCGCTAAACTGCTGTATAGACGGCCGAACCCGCTCATGACACCGCTTGCGTTTAAGCGAACGCTGCAATACCATATGGGGTTTTATGGGAATGCCATTGCGTATATTGAATGGGGGACTGACGGCTATCCGAAATCGTTATGGCCGCTTGACCCGACAAAAACGACGATCCGATTAAACGTGGTATCGGGCGCGCTGACGTATACGACAAGTGATGCCAAAGGGGCAATGTATCATCTGCAGCCGCACGATGTTTTGCATTTTTACGAAATGTCAAAAGACGGGCTTATCGGTGTGCCGAAATGGCGGACATTGATTGACGAGCTGGACAGCCAGAACGCAATCAAGAAATTTCAGAGTCGGTTCTACAAGAATGGAACACTGACACACGGCGTACTGCAGGCGGCATCGAAAATCAATCCGGAAGCGAAAAAGAAACTCCGTCAAGAATGGGAAAAAATCAACGGCGGTATAGATAATGCCGGACGAGTCGCTGTTCTCGACTTAGGAATGGAATATAAGTCGCTTGGTATGCAGCTGGACCAAGCACAGTTTATCGAAACGCAGAAATTCGGAATTAACGAAGTCGCCAAGGTCTACAGAATACCGCCGCATAAATTGGCACAGCTGGATCGCGCAACGTATGCCAATGCCGAAGCAATGAGTCTTGATTACATCAAAACAACGCTTCTTCCGATATTTACGTCATGGGAACAGGAAATTAACTATAAACTGTTCACCGAACCGGAAAGAGAAAACTATTATGTGAAATTCAACGCCGCGGCCGAACTCAGAGGCGACAGTAAAGCAAGGGCTGAATACTACAAAGACATGCTCTATGCTGGCATTTATACGCTTAATGAGATCCGCGATATGGAAGAGATGGAATGTATAGGTGCTGTGGGGGACATTCACCTCGCCTCGCTCAATTATACAGATATTACCGTTCTGAAAGATTTGCAATTAGCAAAAGCGAAGAGCGGAACACTGAAAGGAGGTGATGATAATGGGGAAAAGGGAAAGAAGAATCAATCAGACGCAGTTTGAAATTCGGACACTGGACGACGGTAAAACCATTGTATTGGAGGGGTATGCTCTCAAGTTCGGAAAACGGTCGGAAGACTTCGGAGGCGTTGATGAAATCTTAGAGCGCGGGTGTCTTGATGAAACGGACATGTCTAACGTCGTAGCGCTGATTAATCACGATCCGAACTATCCGCTGGCAAGAAATACCGTCCGCGAAGGACCTGGGCATCTAAGTCTGTCAGTGGACGACACCGGGTTGCGGTTTAGTTTGATTCCGACGGATACGGCGTACGCTAAGGACTTAATGACGAATATGGCAGCAGGCGTTGTCAATCAGTGTTCTTTTGCATTCACACTGGCGGAAAGTGGCGCAGACTGGTCATATGAAAGTGAGAAAGATATGTACCATCGGGCCGTCAAGCATATCGAGCGATTGTGGGATGTGTCAATTGTCACGACGCCGGCATACCCGGATACCGAAGCGCAGGCTGTACAGCGGTCGATGCAAGAATCGAAAGAAGCATACGTTAATTCTTTGAAAGAAGAGCAGGAAAACATCAGAAAAAGGAAGCTCGATATAGAGCTGGAATTGTTAAATCAATAATTGCTGCCGAACGGCGGCTTTTTAAATGGAGGAAAAAGAAATGACAGAAAAAGAAAGAGAATTGCGCCAGAGAATGGCGAAAGTAACCGAAGAGATCCGCGCGTTAATGGCTGATAAAAAACTTGACGAAGCGGAAAGTAAAACAGCTGAATTGAGAGAACTCAAACGGCAACTGGAGATTGAGCAGACGCTGGCAGATGTTCCGGCGACAGTTCCCCCGGCGGCACGCGCGGTTGAAATCACCGACGAAGAAAAAAGAGATCTCATGTTCAGCGGGCTTGTGAAAGAGATTAAGCGCCAGATGCCGACGGACGCGGAATCTGAAGTACTGAAAGAAGCCAGAGCTGGCATGAAAGCGGGAGTTGACGCAGACGGCGGGCTTATCGTTCCGCAGGACATCTCAACTAAAATCAACGAACTCAAGAGAGCGTTGAATCCGCTGGACCAGCTTGTCACGATTACACCTACGACTACTATGACAGGGTCTCGCGTCATGGAAAAATGGGCAGAAATGACGCCGCTTGAAAGCGTTGATGAAATGGCAACAATCAAAGAAATCGACGGTCCGAAATTTGAAAAAATCGCATACGCGATCAAAAAATATGCAGGCATTCTTCCGATTTCAAAAGAGATGTTGTCTGACACAGACCAAAATCTCATTTCTTATGTGAGTGCGTGGTTTGCTAAGAAAGATGTGGTCACAAGAAATAGCTTGATCATCGCAATCATGAAAACACTGGCAAAGAAACCTGTTGCTAATGTAGACAGCTTGAAAGACATTCTGAATGCGGATCTTGACCCGGCGATTTCTTTAGTGTCCGGCATCGTTACCAATCAGGACGGCTTTAACTTCTTAGACAAGTTGAAAGACTCTGAAGGGCGCTACCTGCTTCAGCCGAATCCGCTCAATCCGACACAGAAACTGTTGTTTGCTCATCCGGTTACCGTTGTCAGCAACAAGTACTTGCCGAGCGCGACATCACCAAAGAAAGTTGCTCCGGTTGTTGTCGGGTCTCTGGCGGATGCAATCGTACTCTTTGACCGCCAGCTTATTACACTCGAAGGCACGGGTATCGGCGGGAACTCATTTATTCGCGATTCTTACGACATCAAGGCAATTACAAGACTTGACGTTAAAGCGTTTGACAGCGCCGCAGCCGTATACGGCGAGCTAACGCTTGCATAAAAAGGAGGTATTATGAGCATTCTGGATGGCGTTAAAGCGTATCTCCGAGTTGACGGAAACCAGGAAGACGAGGTCATCCGGACACTCATCGATACCGCTAAAACGTTTATTTTGCAAGGGACGGGCGTCGAAGTCAAAGAGACTGACGCCCAATCCATCCTTTGTATGCATATGATCGTAGGGTACTGGTACGAAAACAGAAACGCAGTAGGACAGGGGGCAGAATTACCGTTCACAATTACTGCACAACTACTGCAGTTAGAAACGAGAGGTGAATGACATGCTGATAAAAGCACTGGAGAAAATTATTATAAACGGAACAATCGTTGATGTCGGCGAGACGTACGACGGAACAGCGGAAGAATTAACTGCCTACATTTCCGGCGGATATGTAGAAGTACTTGAACAGGATGAAGACGCGGAAGATGATTCTGCGGACAATCAGAATGAAGAAGTAGATCAGGAAGTAGATCAGGAAGATGAAGAGCCGGAGGAAACACCAAAGGAAAGACCAAAGACAACGAGAAAGACTGTCAGGCGCACGAAGAAAACCGGAGCGTAAAGTATGAATATCGGGAAGATGCGCCACAGGATAGCGCTTAAAAAGCCTGTTATCGGTGAGGATGTAGGATTTGGCTCCGTTATCGAATGGAAAGATGTCGGATCCGTGTGGGCGGAATTCTTGAAACAACGTATTACCCCAAGCGCGATCATGGGAGACGGCACGGCTGTCTTGATAACGCAAGGGATAAGAATACGGCCACGAGAAATCGAGAAAGGATGGCATGTTGAAGAAAACGGACGGACGTATAAGGTAATAGACGTAGATCGTTCGGATCCTGCCGTTTACGTATTAACAACAGAGGCGGTAGAAACATGAGCAGGCGCGGAATCGATATCAAGATGTTTTCAGGAGAGGTAGTCAAAAAAGCGGCTAACGACATCAAACGCTACGATAAGGAAACGCAAGGGAAGATCAGGAATGTCATTGCAAAAGGAACGATAGCAGTCATGAAAGCGGCTATTACCAAAGCGCCGATGGGACCTACCGGAAGTCTGAAGGCGGGAATCCATTCCGAAATGGAACGAGAAAAGCCGCAGGGAATAGTGAAGAGCGACGCCCCGCATTCGCATCTCGTAGAGTTCGGGACAGTTGAACGTATAACATCCAACGATCCGAGAAAAGGCAAAAAAGCCATGCGAATAAACGATAAATTCGTAAGCGGAACTATCCGCACGGGGAAAATGCCGAAACGTCCGTTTATGCGGCCGGCAATGATGCAGGAACGGAGCAAGATTGAAAACGAAATGGAGAAAGTATTTCAATGAGACTTATCAAAGACGTACCGTCAACCGTTCTCAGGATGGCGGTTTTTAAATTACTGAAAGAAGGTCAAACGATACAGATTCACGGCTCAGTTCCCAAAGGTGCGAAACTTCCTTATATCACCCTGGGCGCGGCTACGTTCAAGCCGTTGTCAAATAAAGATCTGATTATTTGGGACGCTTCACTGAACGTAGAAGTATGGGCTGGGGAGGATGGGAAAAAACAAGTCAATGAAACGCTAAACGATATATGTGCATTGGTATCTGCTTACGGATGCGATATGGAGCTACCGCAATATCGGATTAATAGTACACAAATTGATCTGGTAGAGGACTTTCCGGAAGTATCCACGGGTTATCACGGCACAGTAACAATATTATTTACTATTCAGAATTTTAACAAGAAAGAGGTATAAAAATGGCTAAATTATCAGCAGAAGAACTTAAAAAACTCCCGGTATATGAGGGGACGTCTATGGCTACGGCGGGAAAAGATACCTTGCTGTATATAGATAAGGCAACAACCACGGGGAAAAAGCCGACATGGGTACTCGTCGGAGGACAGAGAAACTCCCCCGTAGAATACAAAGCAGATTCTATTGATGGATCTCATAAGACTTCCGGCGGGTGGGGAGAAACGCTCGCGGGTCCAAAGTCTTGGAGTATCAGCTATACAGGATTGCTTGTAATGGATGACGCAGCACTCTCAATCATGGAATATGCATTCCATCACGACATACCGATTCATGTAAAAATCGCATACCCGGATAAGACATGCCAGACCGGATGGGTTACTATTTCCGATTTTACAAAGGACGTATCCCACGACGGGGTAGCTACCGTTGCTGCCACGTTAAATGGAAAAGGACCGATTTCTGAAATTGCCGCAGATGATGTTACTGGAGGCTAATTATGCGTAAATCGGTAGAAATCAAAATAGGAGAGTCAAGGTATCAGCTGCTATATACAGTAAGAAGCCTTGAGAGATTTGAGCAATATCTCGGAACGTCTCTCTTTTCAGTTATAAGTTCCGTGCTTGTTAACGGTGCAGTCGGAATGGTACAGAGTGCTACAATACACTTTATCATTTCCGGCTTGCGGGCCGGACTTTTAAACCAGCCGAAGAATTTCGATGCTTATGATTTCGTGGATATGTACTGTGAAAATGGCGGAAACATCGGAGAACTCGCAAAATACATCGTAGATGCGGTGGTTGAATCCGGACTTTTTACACAGGGGACGCCGAAAAAAGAGGCGCCGATGAAAAAGAAGAATCGCCGATAAAGACAATTGAAGACTGGATGCGGTATGCAGAACCGATAGCATACCGCATCGGTTTCAAACCGTCTGAATTTCCGCGGTTAACGCCGCTTGAATTCTATAGATATCTTGAGGCGAGCGACGAGCGTCGGCGCTTGCAGGATTACAGAATAGCGTACTTCATCTCATGGCTAATGTCCCCGCAGCTGAAAAAGCCGATAGAACCGCATGAAATTGCGGATCCGTTGTGGATTACGGAAGAAGATAAAGTGAAAAATGCAAAAAAAGAAATGGCATATTTGAAAAAAGTATTCAATTTGGGAGGGGGTGCATAAATGTCTACCATTTCTGATTTACAGCTTAAAATTGGCGCGGACTCGTCCGGGCTGCAAAAAGAATTAAACAAAGTACCGGGGGCTGTTAAGACAGCATTTAAGGTTAATCCGGTAAAAGACATGCAGTCCGCGCTGGAAGGAACCACGGGAAGTCTTGAAACGCTAATCGGCAAGTTCGGCGGGATGGCGGCATTGGCCGCATCGGGATTCGGACTGACGAACCTGATAAAGGGAGCCGTTGAGGCAGGAAACAGAACATATGAACTCGCGCAGCGGCTACAGATAACTAATGCTGAAGCTGCTAAATTTTCAAGAATACTCAAGCTAACCGGCGGTGACAGTGAACTCGCAGGGAAAGCGTTTATGCGCCTTGACTCGACAATCAAAGGAAGCGGAGAGGCGGCCGAAAAGACAAGAGCTGTCTTAAGTGCTGTAGGCGTTACACTGACAGATCAGAACGGTAAACTGTTGCCGCTTAACGACCAGCTTGCGCAACTGGCGGCAGGTTATCAAAAAGCGTCACAGGCGGGATATGCTCAGGAATTTATCATGAATACACTGGGCGCCCGTGGTCTGACGCTTGTTAAAACCCTGCAAAACTATAATGAAGCATCAGAAAATGCGGCAAAAATCAAGGGCTTAGGACTTGACGCAAAGCAGATGCATGAAATAAGCGTAGAGCTTGATGTAGTGCAGGCACAGCTCGGACAGCTCGCTATTGCGGGCGGGGCTATACTTGCGCCGGTAGCGAAAGAAGTATTGCCGCCAATTTTAGAGGGATTGGCATCAACTGCTAAATATATAGCGGAAAACAAGGAAAACCTGCTGTCGCTGACGAAGACACTGGTAGCTTTTACGGTGGCGTATAAGACACTGCAGGCATTGCAAAAAGCAAGGTCAGCGATGGGGTCGCTTGCGTCGATTGGAACCGGAGACGTTTCAGAAGATGCGCTAACTGTACAGCAGGAAAAAAGCATTGCACGCCGGATAAAAAATATTGAAAAAGCGGCAATAGCAGAAGAAAAAGCATATTTGAAGACACTTAGTACAGCACAGATGACAGACGCTGAAAAAGAAGCAAGTTATTCAAAATACTGTGTCATGCGAGAAGCTAAAGCTGCCGAAACCGCAAGGGTGGAAGCCGCTCGCATGACAGCGGCGTATCAGGAAATCAATATGCAGGCCCGGCAATCGGCAGCAGTGCAGGCGAGCGCGGCAAATACAGTAGCCGGTGCACATAAAGCCGCAGCAGGGAAGATGGTTGCGGCTAATACGGTGGCCAGTGCGTCGAGCAATATGCTGGCGGCGGAACAGACCGCGGTTACCGTTGCTACACAACAGACCGGAAAAGCCGCCGTGGATACCGGTATCAGAATGAGCACAGCAGCGAGAGGGTCACTCGGTCCGTTGCGTCAGGCGGCAAGTGCGGTATGGGCACTGGCCGGAGGATGGCTGGGTGTGGCTGCTGCTATTGTAGCCGCAACGTATAAGCTGTATGAATTCCATCAGGAAGAGAAGAGAGAGGCAGAAAACGCACAGTATGTCAACGTAAACGGTAAAGATTACTACTACAGCGAAAAAGACAACACGATGATCCGTGTAAAAGAAAATGGAACACGGATGAATGTTTATAGTCAAAAGGAAAATGATGAAGCCAAAGCGGCATGGGATAGGAAGTATGCTGCTGCTAACGAGAACTCTAAAAAACTTCACGAAAAATATGGTGACGGAACCAACATTGACAAGGGAGCCATAAATTCACAAATTGAGGCGTTAAAAGCCGCTTTTGAGTCGGGAACATCTGCAACAAAAGATAATACAAAAGCGATTAAAGAAGCGAAAACGTATCAAGTAGAAGCGCCAATTGGTCAAGAGGTTGTAAACATAGCGTCGAGGCATCCTGAAGGGGAACAATGGATGTCACCGCTTGTCGAAGATGCCCGCGTGCAATGCGCCGCTTTTGTTTCTGCGTTGTATCAGGAAGCAGGCATACAGGGGCTGAACTCAATTAACGGGAATCAGCTTGTAAATCAGTTCGGCACGGCCTATCACACAGCGGGAACGGGATACGTACCGCAGGAAGGCGACATGATAGATTGGAAAGATCATGTCGGAATTTATGCCGGAAACGGTGAATATATAGCGAGAAACTCGACCGGCGGAGTGCATCGCGGCAGTATGTCGGAAGCAAATCAATGGTTCGGTAATCCGCTTGGCTACGGATCGATAGGTGAATACACCGGGGGAAAAACAGTAACACTCACAACTGATGAAATCGGTAAAAAAGCCAATGAGGCATTGAAACGGTTAAATCAGGCTAAAGAAGAGGCAATCCGGCTGTTTTCGACGATGCAGGAATCTATAGACAGTGAAACCGAAGGCGCATACATGTCCGGTATGAACAAACTGGCTGAAGACATCAGACAGAAACAGGAAGAGATCAACAAACTATCTAATGCCGGTATTCCGAAAGACGCGGTAGAACAACTGCAAAAACAGCTCAGTACATATGGAACGGTCATGAAACAGAAGCTGACCAACACGTGGACAGAAAGCTGGAACAAAATCAAGACGGAAACGAAGCAAATAGGTGCAGAGCTCACTGGGGACTTTAAGGCACTTGCCGATGCTGAATATGAAGCTACAGTTAATGCGCTCAACAAAGAGAGAACGGAACGCCTAAAAGAAGTTTCTAAAAACAAAGAAGACAAGGAAGCGATGGTAGCTGTCGAAGAATGGTATACTGCTAAGACCGCCGAAGCCGCAAAGAAACGTACAGATGCATATAGAGAGTCGTTTGAAAAACAGGCAAAATACGCAATAGATAACCATCGTTCAGATCTGCTTAGGGCATTAACGAGCAGCCGAGACGGACAAGATTATATGAATTGGAAAGGGCAGACAGAAGCCCTCGAAACGTATCTGAGCATCTGGAAGACCGGGCATGAGTCAATGCAGTCGCAGATTGCAGAACTTGCGGAGAGCTCAACTGATAAATTCCAGGAATTTTTCCAAAGCATTTTGACAGGATCAGAAACACTTGGAGACTCGCTGTATAATCTCATCACAGGAATCGGAGAAACAATATTACAGCAGATTACGCAACAGTGGGCGGGACGGTTGACAGAATCTATATTTGGTGGCAGCCTGCTCGGTGGAGGAAATAATAACAACAGTAACGGCGGAACATATGACAATGGTATGAATACGATGTTTGATGCGTTCAAAAACAACCTAAGCGCGTCTAATGTAGCACTAGGACTTTTCTCCGGCAGCACACAAAAAGGCGGAATGGTCATGGGTGCATACAACGTCATCCAAAACGCCATTAATACGGGCACAAAGCCGACAGAAGTCGGGGCAACCGTTACTGCTACAGGTGCTTTAGCAGCATTTACTACAGCAGTCGGTGCGGCTACTGTAGCACTGCAGCTTATGTCTGCAAAATCGGGGTTCGGGTTCGGCATGTTTGGATTTGCGACCGGCGGACCTATCAGTGGTCCGGGGACGGCTACATCAGACAGTATTCCAGCTTGGTTGTCTAATGGTGAGTACGTTCTCAATGCTGACGCTGTCCGAAAAGTAGGATTACCACTGCTTAATGCAATCAACTCGGGACGTATGCCGCGTTTTGCAAAAGGCGGGGCGGTAAAGACCGCAGACATCCGGAATATAGAGTCAACAACGATCACGAAAGGCGGAAACAGATCAGTACATTTAGACATCAATACTCTTGATGCTGCATCGTTTGCTGATTTCTTGCGTAACGGCGCCGTAGACGAAATTCGGAAAGCATTTTTTGAAGAAGATTTGAATTTTGCAGGAAGTAGCGGGGTGTTCTGATGACACTTAGGAAATTCCCGGAAGATCTTAACGGATTAGCTTGGGAAAGTATAAAATCAATGGAATGGAATACAAAAGTACAAAAATCGGGAAGCGGTAAAGTACGTACGCTTACAACACAGCTATTGCCGAACTGGACGATAGAAACGAAATTCCAGATATTGACTGATGAACAATATAGAAAGCTGCTGGGATTTGTAGCGCTGTTAAAAGGCGCACATATCCCTTTTTTGTGGCTTGATCCGGAAGACTATGAAGAAAAAGGAATCCAATTGCCGTTGATCACGGACGGAGCCTATCAAGCCGTTATGAAAATGGGCGACTATGTAGAACCTGTCGAGTATATCGAAAAAGTGACGGTATACGTAGACGGCGTGAAACAAGCAAGCAGCGCATATACAGTTACCGGCGGGACGGTGAAATTCAAAACTGCGCCGGCAAGTATGGCAAAAGTTACGGCGGACTATACATACTACTGGAAAGTCATGTTTGCAGATGACGGAATAGATATCGAGCGGCAGTATCTTAACATCAACAAGTCTAAAACTTTTAAGCTGGAGGTAGTCCGATGAAAACAGTGAATAAATCTCTGGAGACCTATCTCGAGACAGAAAAGAAGATTACTTCTTGCGATCTATACGAGCTTGTCTTAGATAACGGTAACAGGTACTACTACGCTGATACCGATATAGATATATCGTTTAACGGACACACATACTTACATAACGCATTGTTGATTAAACGGCAGCAAGTCAAGATCCACGACTGTGTTGTAGTTGATACAATGACCGTTACCGTCCAGGCGGATATTAACGACAAACTGGAAGGACTGCCATTCTTACAAGCGGCGCACAACGGAGTGCTTGACAGAGCTAAACTGTATCTCCGGAGATGCTTCTTCCGCAATCAGTCGGTTATCGGTGCTATCGACCTATTCGGCGGAAACGTCGAGGTCAAATCCGCAGGCGGCATCAAAATTGAACTGTCTGTCAAAGCAGAAACGCAGGGGCTCAATATGGAGTTTCCGGTCCGTCGATATTATCCGCAGGGAAGCTATACAACGAACGAAGACGGCGTTATCTACAGCAAAGAAACGGATGCCGCGACGCTGATTGCGCCGTTCGTGCCGAGAAGAGAGGTACTCTTATGACAGACGGCGAAAAAATAGCAAAAGCAGCTGCAGAATGGCTGGGCACGCCGCATATCAACGGTGCGAAAGTAAAAGGCCGAGGGGTAGACTGCGGCATGCTCCTGGTGGGCTGCGTCGAAGATGCGGGATTGCTGAAAAAAGACAGTATCCAGATTGAACCATATTCTAACGAATGGCATCTGCACCACAGCGAAGAATGGTTCTTGAGCTATGTGCAAAAATACTGTGACGAAGTAGAGACCATGCAGCCCGGGGATTTCCTGCTGTATCAATTCGGACGGTGCATTTCGCATGGTGCAGTCTATGTCGGCAAAGGACGGGTTATTCATGCTTATGTAGATAGAGGCGTGGTCATGACAGACCTTTCCGACGTGATGTTCTATGACGCGAAGGGCAGAAGCCGATTGCGTGGAATTTATAGATTTCGCGCATGAAAAAAGCCCCATACGGGGCTCTTAACGATAAAATTACATTCCGAGCTGCTGCCGTAGCGCTTTTTGAAGGACTTGAGAAAAGTTAATGCCTTTTTCTTTGGCGGCGTCATTTAGCCACGCAGGAATGGAAAGTGTTTTCTTAACGGATTTTTCAAAGTGCTCTTTGGCGTATGCTTTGACGTCGACGGTAACCATATTCACAAAGCACGGTGCGTCATAATCAATGCCGAGGTCGCACCATATTGCGTGTGGATCGATATCGGAGAGCGCGGATGGGGTAGGGAGCGGTTCTTTGTCCTCCATAGATGTGTACAGATACCCCGCAAGACAATCAACAGCCATAGCGAAAGCGTCCTGTAAATCGTCTCCTTGTGTGGCGGCTCTGTTAAGATCCGGGAATATGACGGAATATCCGCCGTCTTTTTCTTTGTAAAAACATGCCGGGTATGCAGATAGCATAGTATCCTCCTTTTGCGGGACGGTTATTTTAGCCCCGCTTGCTTTAATATAGATCTTTCAACAGTGATATTTAATTCTTTAGAATGAAAAGGAATTGTTACTCTGCCCTTTTTGGTGGGGTGCGCATATTGCCGATGGGAACCGACCTGATGGATAAGTTTCCAACCGTCTTTCAATATGATTTTTTCCATTTGTTTAGCGGTTTTCGGCATTTGTAATTCCTCCTTGTCCTTACTATAACACATAATACGTATAAAATCAATACGTATGTAAAGAAACGAGGTGTAAAAATTTGAGCTTTTTTCGCGGACGTACGACAACGACAAGAGCAAATAAAATAAGTGAATTTACCGTCAACACCGCAGAGTACGGAGCCGTTGTACCGGAAATCATCGGTACAGTGCGAACTGCAGGGAACGTAATCTGCTATGACGATTTCACCGCTCACGAACACCGCGAAACGCACAAAGCGGGGAAAGGCGGCAGATCTAAGCAGGTCAGCATTACTTATACCTACACGGTAGCCGTAATTTTGGGACTCTGCGAGGGTCCCATTTCCGGAATCGGAAAAGTATGGATCGGTAAAAATGTACACAATTACCCGGCGGACGATATTCAACTGACGCTGTTCGATGGAAAAGAAAATCAGCAGCCGTGGGCATACACGCAGGGCAAGCACCCGGAAAAAGCCTTGCCGTATCCGGGACTTGCCTACATGGCGGGCGTGATAGATCTTGGTGATTCCGGCTCTATGCCGTCATATAACTTTGAAGTGAAAGGCAGGCTATTAGAAACAGGCGACGGTATCGATGTAAATCCTGCCGATTATATCCGGTATGTCTTAGATAAAATCGGCAAAAAAGACATGCAGATCATCGGGCTGGACAATTATCGGAAGTACTGTAAAGAAGCAGACTTGCTTATTTCATCACCGCCGGATGAAGACGCGAAAGCCGCTCGTGAAGTCGTAAATGAAATCGCAAAACTGACAAATGCATATGTTTTCTGGTCAAATGACAAGATGAAAATAGTCCCGCTGGCAGATAGACCAGTAGGCAACTGGACACCGAATAAAACGGTTGTCTACGATCTTACGGCGGATGATTTTCTGCCGCAGACCGGCGGAGCTCTTGTAACTTATAAAAGAAAAGACAGTTCTGCAGTATATAATCAGTTCCCGGTGGAATTTATCAACAGAGCAAACGGTTACGAAAAAGAATCAGTCAGCTATGAGTTCACAGAAGATATCAAAAATTACGGTGTAAGAGCTGCCAGTGTGACAAACGCCCATTACATCTACACGAAAGAGCGGGCAGTTAAGATCGCTGAACAACTTGCAAGAAACAACAAATACGGAAGAACGCAGTACACGTTCAAACTTGACTGGAGCTTCTGTCAGCTTGAAGTCGGTGACTTAGTTCGCTTGACCGATGAAAACTCCGGGATATTTGAGCAGGTAGCAGTGGTGAGCGGAATCACAGAAGGAACTGACGGGTGTCTGACAGTGACTGCACTCTCAAGAGCGCAGGGTGATTATTCTGCCGCAAAGTACAATGTCCACGCTAACGACAGGCCTTACATTGACTACAACAAGACAGCACCAGATACCGTGCCGGTTATTTTTCAGCCGCCTGCGGATCTTACTGCTGACGGACTGGAGCTGTGGATAGCTGCAAAAGGTAAAGAAGACGGTTGGGGCGGATGTACAGTGTACGTCTCTGATGACAACACGAACTACAGGACCGCAGGGCAAATTGCAGGCTCCGCGCGGTGCGGTAAATTAACGCAGTCGTTGTCGCCGATACTGAATCATCCGTCTGGTAATCAAGTATTTGTGACCTGTAATGATCAGCTGCTTAGCGGTACGCCGCAGGACGCAGAACGCAAGAATACATTATGCTGGATAGACGGCGAGTGCATGAGTTACATCAACGCTAATTTGCAGTCAAACGGTGCGTGGCTGCTGTCCGGGTTATACCGCGGTCAGTGCAATACAACGATAAGAATGCATGCTAAAGATACAGACTTTGTCCGTCTTGACAATTCAGTATTTAAAGTACCGTTCACGAAAGATGACATCGGTAAAAAGATTTATCTGAAATTCTGCTCATATAATATTTTTGGCGCGGGGAATCAGGATCTGTCGGAAGTCAGAGCGTACGAATACACACTGCAAAAATACTACATCCCGCCAGTTACAAATATTACGGCATATAACCGTTATAGGCAGCTGGCGGACGGGGTGTCAAGATATGATATCGTCGTTAATTGGACACCGCCCGAACTGCAATCTTATCTGCAGGGCGATGTGTGGTACAAGACCAGCAACGGTCAAGCGAAAGATCTCGTTATTAAAGAAGGTACGAAAGGATCCGAACTCGGATTTGACGGTGAGTGGACGTTTGGCGGCAGCGGAAAAGACCAAGTCGTCATTCCGCAGGCCGTCGTCGGTGACACCTATTTAATTGCTATTTGCACGAAAGACGAATGGAGCGAAAGTACAAGTCCGGACACCTCACCACAGCTGAAAATCCTTGTTGCGCTTAAAACAGAAATCCCGAATACGCCAGACGGTTTCAACATAGACTTTGGAATAGCGTGCACTGCAAGCTGGAAAGAGGTCACAAATACCGACGTTGCTTTCTACGAAGTTCGAACGGACGACAATGCCGGCGCTGAAACGGCGGGACTGTTAGCACGGACGAACAACTTGTCTGCTATCCTGCCGCTGACAGATCGAAGCGGGAAGCTGTATCTGTACGCGAAATCTGCAATCGGAAAATACTCTACACCAGCAATACTGCAATATAACAAGCCGGTACCGAAGAAGCCTAATCCGCCTGTGCTTACGAGTACTATCGGGGGCTTTGGGCTGACTGCAGAAGCGATTCCGAAAGACTGTGCCGGCATGAACATTTACATCAATGGCACGGACGGGCAGAAAACAATCAAGACCGAAAATAATGTGTATAGTCACACATGTGGTGCAGGTATCTATGACGTATCCATCGCTTATTATGACCTGTTCGGAGAGGGCGAGAAATCCGGAGAGAGCCGTGTAGTCGTCAAAATCTCAATCAGTAAGGACATGATTGACGATGAAGCGGTAAGTCTTGCGAAAGTAGACGCGTTAGTTAAACAAAAGCTCAACGACGGCGCAATCGCAAAGCAAGACGTAACGACAATAGTCTCTAACCTCGGAAATTTAATGCTTGCAAAAGCTAATTACAGCGCCATCGCTCAAATGACCGACGCTATCAATTTGCGGGTACAAAAAGGCGATGTCATCAATCAGATTAACGTGTCGCCGACTACAACGACAATAGACGGAAAGTATCTGCATGTGACAGGGCAGACCGTTTTTGACAATAACGTTATTGTATCAAGAATGCTTGCGGCAAAAGCGGTTACAGCTGATAAACTGGCGGTCACGTCGTTATCGGCAATCACGGCAAATATCGGGATATTGCGGACAAAAACAAGCGGAGCGAGAACAGAAATCAAAGATAACCTGATTGAAGTGTACGACAGCAATAATCGGTTAAGGGTACGAATGGGAGTGTGGTAAGAATGTACTATGCGTTAATTGTAGTTGTGATTATCGGTGTTGTCGTGTATGCGTGCTTGAAGAAGAAACAGGGCGACATAGAAAAGCCGCAGGAGAAAAAGCCTGATGATAGCGAAAATCACACGGAAATTACGGTAAAGGTACCGACAGAGAGTAAAGGGTACATAGTTGAAGATGGGGTAAAGAAAGAGGTGACGGTAAGGTATATGCCGCAGGGATTACAAGTTTTTGACGAGAATGGAGTATGTGTGCTTGATCTTACTGAGTATATTTGTCGAATTATCGGAAAAAGAAAGATATCAAAGAATGAAACAACTGGAAGAATTGAAATAGCGGGCGGTGGGAGACCGTATTTCACTGTTATCAGTATTGACGAGCCGAAGATATTAAAAGGAGTTAATACTACTAATGGAGACCCAGTATATCCGCCTATTCCCGTTTTCTCCGTCGCGAACGGAGTAATAACATGGAAGTATCACAGACCGATAAATCAACGGTCCGGTGTAACAATCATGTACGGAATAGCATAAAAGAGGTGTGAACATGGACAAATTTCTTCAAGTTTTTAATGATAACAACGATCTAATTATAGACAGTAATTTTAAAATGCTTACATTAAAAAGAAAGATACCGCTAAGCGCATTGCCGTTGAGATATAAAGCACCGGAGCTTGTTTTCGGGCTGGCAGAAACAGTATTTAGAGATGGGACAAAACAGGGGATTAGGATATACAGCTTATCTCTACAAGACGGGGAAGAGCTCATCGGCGTAGGTGGGCGTTTTTTTCAGCATAGAGTAAATGTTGGTTACTACTTAGGACAATCTCCAGAGTACAGAATATTGGATAATCCATACACAGATATAGTATTCCCCGGAAATAACTGTCAAATTTATCGTATGCTCGAAACAAAAGCGTATACAGAAACTAATAATTACTCAATAGTTTTAGAAAGTGATCTTTTAGGGGCGTCCGTGACGGTTGACGGTGAAATTTTTTATGGGCGTAACGATATAGCAGGAACAAGCACAGAAAATGAACCCTGGGAACATATCAGGATTTGCAACGATTCCGACATATATGTATATGTATTTGGGTATTCTGCAGACCCGATAAACCCGCACGGAACTGGAGTTCAATTGGCGGATTCTAACGGTGGCTGTGTGTATGATTCTACAAAAAAGTATTTACGAGTGATTCGTGACGAGGTATTCCACCGTAATGATATAAACACAGATGTTAACGTGCTAAGGGGGGTGGACTGGAGAAAAGATGAGGTTTCGATATTTCCGATGAAATACGCAGTTGCTATCAATGAATCGAATTTGTTTGGGGCTCAATTAATAAGTCACGATATATACGAAACGAGCGTCAGCTTGCGTAGTATCGCTAAATTCTCAGGTAGTGATCCATATCAATCACCGCCCGTGGGGGTAGAAGATAAGAAAGTATTGATAACAAGATTAGATCAGTACACGCATCTACAAAATGTATTGAGCTTTGGGAATTCGAGCGCACCGTGTGTCGGTGCCGGATTTGCATCACTTGTCACTGGTTATTAGAAAAAGGAGAGAAAAATCATGAAAAGAAACTGTATTGTAAACGGCAAAGTATCCTATCCGCAAAATGACGGGGTTTTAACTACATTCAGTTTTCACAATCCGGAAACAGGCGAAATGCTGACGATACAGACAACGTCGCAAGAAGAAACCGATGAACTGAACTACGGCGATACTGTCACGCTTGAAATCAAAAAAGCTGAACTCGAAAATATCGAAGACTCCGAAAAAGCAGAGGTATCTAAATGAAACCGCAGACATTTCAACATCCGGAAATAAGAGATGAGAACGATAACATCGTGCAGTCCGGGGCGTTCGGGAAAAATACACCGTTCTGCACAAAAAACAACGATGGTATCTTAGACTACATTGCAAACGACCTTGAGTATCTGTATGAGAACAGGGGTAGCGGCGGTGGCGGAGCGGGCCCAAGAGGACCGAAGGGTGACCCGGGACCAAAGGGAGACCCCGGACCAAAGGGTGACCCGGGTCCTAAGGGTGCCGACGGGAAGAACGGACAAGACGGGGCAGCGGCAACGATAAAAGTCGGAAAAGTGACGACAGGCACATCCGCTTCGGTGACAAATTCAGGGAACAGTACAAACGCCGTATTTGATTTTGTAATCCCAGTGTCTGGTGGTGGCGGGCAAGGCATTCAAGGCCCCCGAGGTGACCCGGGGCCTAAAGGAGATCCGGGACAAAAGGGGGCGGACGGAAAAGATGGAACTGCTGCAACAATCAAAATCGGAACAGTAACAACGGCGGCACCAGGCACGAACGCTAAGGTCACAAATACCGGAACGGCCAACGCAGCAGTGTTTAATTTTTCAATTCCGAAAGGCGAGAAAGGGGAAAAAGGAAATACGGGGATACAGGGTCCGCCGGGACCTGCCGCAGATCTATCGCAGTATGTGAAGAAAACAGAAATTTTTGATGGTAACATGATTAAATTGCCGAATGGGGCAAAGATAGGAGTAGAATGATGGACAAACTTAAAATTATTAGACCGAACGGAGAAGAAGAAATCGCAGAATTGACGACGGATAAATCATTAGTCGGAAGCAATTACTTGAAACTGGATATCGGCGGCGTGCCGCATTACGCAAAAGTCGGAGATGTCATCGAGACGCACGCGTACACATTTAACGGTGTCGACGGTAAAAAATACTACATCAAGAAAGAAATAGGAAATGTAGAGAATCCTCCATCCGGCGATTCACCGACGCTTAACGTATCTGGCACAGTTACGCTTGCGCAAATGCCGAGTGATATGTATCAGATGTTTGGGGGGACCGATGGCGTTTACGCAATACCGCGAGAAGGGGCGGGGGTAATAACTAACAGTACACCGAAATATTCTGTAATTGAAATTGGTGCTGTAGCAGTTAACGGCGGCGTGTTTATCAACCTTACAGTAGACGGAATTAGTGATTTTTATAATAAACCCGGGATTTATACTACGACGATTATCAAAGTCAAAATAGGGGATATATTATTCGACACAAATCGCGACGGCACAAATAGTATTTCGGGCGGAAGCACGAAGGCTGATTTTGCGAAGTTGAAAGAGAACATCGGGAAACCGCTTAATTTCTCAATCAAATATGAATAATATAGTTAGTTTACTGTTGCGAGGTATATAAAATAATGAGTATGGGGGATATGAGCCCGGAGGCGCTGGAGCGGATTGTGAGAATTGAGACAAAGCTGGATATGCTTGTCGAAATGATTCCGAAAATGCAGGAACTGCAATTAGCTCACGAAAGAGCAGCGCAGAGCGCTAAATCCGCGCATCATCGAATAGACAATATTTACAAAGTGGCGGGGCTTATATCGACCATCGTATCTGTTGTCATCGCGCTGATCGGGAAGGTGTTGTGATATGTTTAGAAAAATATGGAACGCCGCTATACAGTACGCGCCAAAAATAAAAGGTCGAGTACGGACATCAATGCAGATCGTCTACGTGTACGGTGCCGGACTTATCATTTTATTTTTAATGGTGATCGCGGCATGGATACACGATTTTATACGAACAGGAGTAGCGAATACAACGCTACTTATCAATTTTTTTAAAGAGTTTACCGCACCGGCCGTGGTCGGGGCTTTTACTTTTGTGAGTGTTTTTTGTGTAGACAAAAACCGAGACGGACGGCCAGACGCCGCAGAAAAAGAAATAAAAAAAGAAACAAGAAAGGAAGTGCGCAGAGATGACAATAGCCGAATTTAAACAAGAGTGTTATGTAATAATACATATGTGACAAAAAAATAAAAAAATAAGGGAACTCTTTT